GCCGAAGAATGGACTAGGCTATGTATTAGTCCAGTTGTATGCCCAAGGGGTCTCCTCGGGACTCTTTGAGCCGTACGCCGGCCCGTTTATCTTAAATTTATTATCAAAGGTGTGATCACCTCTTTTATGCATGTCATCCAGGCAGTGCTGTATTGCGTTCGTGACGTAACATTGGCCCACTTTCGACTGGTATCTAGTCGCGGGTCCTCTCAAAGCACGCTCTACCTCCACCTGGGCATTGGTCTGTTTATTTGCACGCTCTAATCTACCATGACAGTAACACACACCCCACCTTCGAGCCCTGCGTTTAGCAGCACTCTTAGACTCCCCCAATAGATACGACTCCATTACTATTTCTTACCTACACTATAATTAAACCTGAGGATCGTGAACCTAGAGCTCCACCGAGTTCTCGCCCACATTTGACTGTGCATCAAATACTCCTTTGGCGCCTTCAGTACGAAAGAGCCTCTGGTGCATCACTTGAATAGCGCTGGCCTCGGACCTGGTCAGCTTGTTGATGGGCAGACCTTTTGCAAAATCGAACAGCACTTGTGGTTCTTTATTCCCTGACCTAGTCATCTTCCTGGCTAAGTTGGAGTAGATATTAGAATTGGCGGCTACTTTCAGAAACAGGTAAGCATCAGTGGCGAATGGTTCGCACATCTGTCTGAGTGTTATCCCAGCCAGAGGCGGCTCACTCGCTGCCTTACTTATCGTCAGCATTGATATCACTATCTCAGCTATCTTCAGATCCGCACCCTTTAACTTATCCTCCTTGAGCCTCCCAACGGACAGGTCAAAACACCTCACACTTATTGGATAACTACTCACTTTAGAACTAGTACCGTAAATAGCTATGTTACCAAATATATTAGCTATAGTATTATTACTGAGTTCCCTTTCCTCATCAGACTTTGGGTCCACCAGTACCCCCGGTGCTTTCACGCTCATCAGTGTGATCACTGCCTCTCTTACCGCTTTTCCGTTCATTGTGAAGTCTTATTGCCTCAAGCACGTCCCGCATAGTGTCACCCTCCGATGTGCCGTCCACATGCACCTTGGTTTCCACCAGCTTCCCAATTTTTGGATCCAACACCTCCGTGTCGCAGAGAGTCTGGTACATGTGTTTGCCGTATTTACGCACCAGCATTTTTGATTCCAACGAGCCATCCATGAAGCGACAGACTGTAACCAGATTCAAGGCGAGGGGATGGGTCTCATCGAGAAACTCAAGGTTGGTTGAGGTAATGCTCAGCTGCAGCGTAAACCCTGATTTCAGATCAATTGTGGCAACACAGAAGTCTGGGAAATCCACGAAGGCGGACACCCTCTCTTTGCAAACGAACTTGAATGCGCACAACGCGTTCCTCCCCATCTTGATACGCCCATCTCTCACCACGACAGTAAATTCTCCCCGCATATTTCTACCGAGACCCATGAAGCCCAGCGCAATGCATCCGACATGCAGGAACGGAAATTTCTCCTCGTCAACCCGCAGAAGACTCTCATCAGAGCACAAATCGATCTCAGTGTCCACCCTACCATCCTTCACCTCGATCTCCTGGCAGATATCACTTCGGTAGACACGCTTTGGTCCAAAGAGCTCGTCCAACACCCCGCAGTCATACACCTTCCTCTTGTCTATCACCTTGTTGAACTCCTTGAGATCCACTATGCCGTTGCGCTTGTCTTTCACCTTGAACACTTGAACACCTTCAGTCGCCATTACCCTTAAGTTGAACGCATAAACTACACGATCAAAACGCACCGATCCAACTTCTTCACCAAGCCCGCGTAAGATTCCCTTGCCAAAGTGGTGCTCAGTCTTCCTTTCCTACTCATCACAAACCCACCAGAGAAGGAGACCTGAGACAGCCTGGTGTTACCGACGAATGAGACAAGTTCAAGTAGGCCGACAGGGTCAACCTTACAGAACTCCAAAAGCTGTACAACCCTGCTAGGCTCAAACCTTCTCTCGACCAACCGATCCTCCCCGATCGTCAGGATCTCGTATTTTTGTGTCTTCTTGTGCCAATCCAAGAACCCGGGGACAAGCTCTTCCAAACTCCCGAAATGATCACTCCGCAAAAGGTACTCTAGCTCCAAAGGAAACTCACTACCATATACTAAATACTCTATATGAACGTGCAACAAACTATGTACACTATACTGTCTAGCTACTCTAGGGTATGTCATTCTTCCCCAGCAGAATCAATGTCATCATGACCAGAAAACAGTTTGCTGATTTGCTCTGGCAGCTTCCTCTTTACCTTCACCACCTTCCTGATCAACTCCTGATAAGCATCGATGTCGATATTGAGCTCAAAGAGTGAATCGCTTAACCTATAGCCGTAGCTGGCCTCTAAGGCGTAGTTGCACATGCACTCATGCAATCTCCCTTGCTCCACGGCCATCTCCCACCTGTCCAACAGCAGATTTGGATCCTTAGCTATTCCCAACGGACTCACCCTCCAACCACAGAACAGAGGCTCATTGCTATAGTTCACTTTTGCCTTGAGCGTCAGCTTATCTATGATATCATTGTGAGCACAGGTCTGAATTAGTCTACCAGGGGCCACCATGTCATCCCCAGCGAAGGCTATCGGATGGTCCTTCCTTATATCATATCTCATGTAGGTGTAAGCCATGTTGCACACCGTATTGAAGAAGAAAGTCCCGAACTCCCCAGAGAACCTCATTACGCTTAGTTCACCCAGAGTGCAGCCCATCATCAATTTCAGCTCAGTGTATTCAGAAATGAGCTCCTGTTCCCAGCCGAAGTACTTCAGCATCTCCACTTCCATCCCCAGTATGGTTGCATCCTGCGATCTATCAAAGGCCTCATAATCTGAATCAGTGCCAGAAAGGTCATTGAAATAGGTCTTGCACCACTCATCCAGATCATCATAGTTCTTCTGAGAGAATATTAGTGTGCTCTCTGGTAGTAATGCTCGGAACTGTGCCTCGGTGCGTCTGAGTGCTGGACCAAACTTGCAAAGGACAGCATGGGAGAAGCAAGCTATGGTCTGTCCAGCCTTGGCATCACAGCCTCTCTTTTCCATCTTTGTGCAGGTCTGATTCTTGATAAACACTCTCAAGATATTAGATGGCCAGTCAGGATCGGACCTGTACCCGTGGGCCTCCAGTAGCGCCTTGCTCTTCTGCACCCTCTTCTCCGTGAACTCCAGCTCCTTATCCGTCAGCTCCATTGCGGGTGCCACTTCTGGGAATTCCAGCTTTCTGCACAGGTTCCAAACATGTACTTTCCAATGTGGGAGTCCTTGAAGAAGTTTCTCCTGTTCTTCTCGTAATCGCAGAATCTGAGTCTCTTTGACATTCTTGCTGTCGGTGTGTTTCATGTAGATGCTCGATCTGGACTTTTCTGGCCCGGCATACCTTTCACCACTAATATCATCCCGGATCTGGTTTGAATAGCCTAACTGGTAGTGGTACTGCTCCCGCTCTTCCTTAGCTTTCAGCTCAGAGGCGAATTGCTCGTTTGTGAATTCGGAGAGCGGCAAGTGGGTCCTTGATCCCTCTGGGCAGAATTCCTCCTCCATTTCCTCCTCATCCATCTCCTCATGCTCTAACATCAGCAGCATTGCCTTCAGGTATGGGTCCGCGTCCAACTTGTCCTCCACCTCATCCATGGTTAGACCGATGTACAGCTCTTCCTCCAGATATTCCACATCAAAACTGCAGCTGTCTTTAATTAGGTTCATGAGCTCCTGCTTCCCTATCATCCTCTTTTCCGCCACAGCACGCACAAACGGGTCCCTGGCATTCTTTGCCGTATAATCTCTACCCAGAGGGAAAACCATGTTGATGCCTTCTCTTGCCCTGGTGAGTGCAGTAATCATGGTTTGGCCACTCGTCTTTAGAGCACCAGCGTCGAATACTATCTGCACCACATCCAGAGAGAGCCCTTGTGATTGCCCCACCGTCATGATCTTGTTTTCATCGACATGTTCTCTGCGTTTGAACGTCAGAGTTTTATCACCCCCTCTTTCCTGTGGCAATTCAGCTAACTTGAGTTCACCTGGCCCTGCGCACCTCAACCCCTCGAAGAGTTTTTGTTTCTCAGGCAACCTATGGGAGAACAGCAGGTATGGCACTCTGTCTTTCTTCGGGGTTATGGTTATAGGCTCTGTTGATCTGAAGGTCCAGCTCATTCTCGGTCCCCGGGCCCCCACGCAATGTTTGTGCGTCTTCTGGAAATCATTTGGCATGAGGAATGAGGCGCTGCTGGAATCGAATTCGATACTCCCTTGCTTGCATGAAAAGCCATGGGTACTTTTGCCGCTGGAGATTGTTAGTATTGGGTTGCCTCGTAGGGTTAGTACCGGCTCATCATCGGCATGGTAAGGAATCCTGGCGCCCGCCTCGAACATCTGGAATAAACAATGGTTGAACATTTTTGGATCGTATCCGTGAGATACCAGTATGTCGTCCAACTCTTCTGGCCAGCCTTTAGACGCATGTTCAGCCCCAGTGTACTTGTAGCCTTCCCCGTTCCTCGAATAGAACCAGATCTGCCTGCCCTTGATGGAGTCGGGTTCACCAACCGCGGTAGGTTCGTTAGCCTTAGCTGCGCTGACCAGTATCTTTGTCCCGCACTGACACTGGATTGATGCACCTCCGAGTCTCTTGAAAATGCTTGGTTCAATAGGGCTTAGTTTGAGGCGGTCTTTTTCAGAATGATAGGAACACTGGAGCGGATCTCCGAGAATCACAACATCGGTTGGGCGTTTCATCATTATCGCGAGATCTATGTAACCGGGCGGAAAAAGTGGAGCCTCATCAAATACCAGTAGCCTCGGACCAGTTGCACCCACCTTGAGATAGGTTTCGAACGTGTGCACTTGATGACTCGTCCCTTTCAACCATTTCTTCCACTCTGCAGCCAGATTTGTACGAGGTGATACAACAGCACAGTGCTCTCTTGATAAGTGAAGGACCTGAGTGAGATAAGAGCTCTTCCCGGAACCAGCGAACCCTAGGGTTGTGATCACCCTTATAACCTCAGAGTAATTCTGGTCGAAAGTCGGCAGGCCGTTCTTGAGGTCACAGAGTACTATGCCCGTGTAATTCTTCTGGAAGGAATCTCGTATGAGGTTTGCACTTTTGCCAGTGATCAGCATCGAGCAGATTCCCACATTTGGCCCCATCAACAACAGATCGGTGGTTCTATCCCCAAAATCCACAAAATCGCATTTCTCCGCGTGATCTTTGTTCACGGTTATCCCAAATGGTGCCCTTAATCCTTTCCTGGAGTATCGGTATGGGCCTTTCTTTATGGATATGGTCAAGTCTAGCATCCGGATCATCATCACGAACCCGTTCATGGATAGGCCGCTATTACTAATGAACCTCGCGAAGTTTGGATCCATGGAGTTGCAGGCGCTCAGTAGGGTCGCCACGTCCATTTTCATGGCTTCAGAGATCGGACCTAGCAGGCACACATTTTTGACCAAGCCCTTAATCTTCGTTACGTTCTCCAGCCAGTCATTATCCTCCTCACCGCAACTCACCGTACTCTCTGACTCAATATCGCTCTCTGGTGCTTCTACCCTCTCTGTGGGGGTCTGCATCCTCCGTTCATACTCCTCCTCATTGATCAGCCCTTCTTTCAGCAGCTCTATGGGGCGCTTGGTGCCTATGCAGGGAACTTCCATGTAGATATTTGTGCGAACTTTTTGCAGATTCTTCTTGAAGATCGGGGTCGGGCACTGCTCGCAGTAATATCTTTGGTTCAAATTCTTGACCACCACCGGGTTGGCACCTATCACCCTTTTCAGTTCCTCGGTTCGCTTTAGAGCATGGTGAAGCACATCATCTCTCTCCTTTTTCCCAAGTGCCGAGTATGGTCTTGGTTCCCGATCAGGTAGCACGACCCACTCGTTCGAGTTGATCAACCTCCGTTTGCCGTCCAAGAAACCATTAAGTGCATTGTGCAGATCTTCTAAAGGCAGCTCGTGATCCGGTGCGGTGTAAGCCCTAAAGTGCCGCTCAATGGTTATCTTTGGCTTGCACAGCAGCTTTAGCGTCGACTCCAAATTCCAGACATCGAATTCGTTCTTGTCCAGCAGGTATGTGAATTTGGCCCCCATGACGTGCTCAAGGGTCAGCAACATCTCCTTTCCAAAACGGAACAGGCCATCCTCTCCAAAACATTTGGTGTTGCTGATTTGCCTTGCCAACCTCCCTACAAACATTATCTCTTCTGCAGTCTCGTCGCCTCTTGTCAGCTGCCTAATCTTGCTTATCGCAGATGGGGCGTCTGGCTGACCAAACTCGCCCTCAACCTTGGTCTTGTGTTGCGTGGGCCCGCTGTGCTTCCCGGGTGGATGAGGGTGAATCCTCATAATGTAGGACTCTTCTGTGACAAGGCTCCCGGGTGTAGCTAAGAAGACGTGATGGGCCCCTATGGTCTCTAGCTTGGTCAGAGTCCAGGAATTGCCGTTAGGATCCTCCAACTTCATGGTAGTCAGTAGCCGAGGGTTAATTGGCTGAGTGTAAGCGCCGTTGTAAGATCCATCCGGGGCCCAAGTGAAAGAGTCGGATTTATTGACCTTGAACTCATATAGCATTGGATTTAGGGAGTAATCAATACCGGCACTAAGCTCGGGTGGGTAAATAATACTGTATAGTACGGGCTTATTGCTTAAACCTAAAAATTTCTGAAAATCTACTAAGGCCCAGTAGTGCACCTCATCATGTATGACAACCAAATCAGCTTGGTTCATCTTCTCTTTGAGATTTTTGTTGAGGCTGAGATCTAGATCTCTCACTGGGTCCTTGTAACGTAATGAATCTTTAGCATGAATTAATCTATTATAAACACTACTATTGCTAACGGCATCTACCTTATTTCTATTTCTAGCTACCGAAATTACACCTACCATCTTATCTTCCTTAATACTAATGAATAAATTCCTAGGACGCAAATAATTGGGTAGTACATTAAAAAGGATGTGATTCTCTATCATCTTGGAGATAGGGTGTGGGTGAGGTCTGTAACAGTGAGCGGATAACGGCACGCCTTTGCTCGAGAGGTAGTCGTACGCTTCATCGGAGATGAAGTAGTCAAACTTACCGCTAACGCTTTCTTCGTGCTCGTTGACCCTTGTCGCTTTTATGACCTTACTTTGTTCTATCTTATCGCCCAAGTTTGAGTAGAGATTGGCGTAAGCCACACGCTGGGAGCTGGCACCTAGAGACATAATTGTGGATTAGACTTTATGTTTAGGACAGCGAGCGTGTGGAACTATGTACTTATTCC